GATATAGAAGCGGGCAAGAAATCAAAAGCTGATTATAAATATTTAAACAATACCGATAATTTATCAGTGCGAGCGTACAAAACATTTCTAAATGATTACACGGCAACTGCGCTACTGGTTTCCGATTATGTGTTTTCTAATATACAAAGTTTGGCAGGCAATAAAATTGCACTAATTGAACACTTATACGATATGCGAGAAAAGTTTGCCGATACCATTATATGGAATAAGAAATCAGCAGCTCCGGCAATGGCGCGAAAAGTGCTTAATAGCCAATTTGAGTATATCCATGTATTTTCTAACGAAGCCAAACGAACAATCGGCACTCGTGATTTCAAGGGTACATTGTTTAATGTGATAGATATGGGGTCTAGAAAAGATAAGGATTTGGCATCCGTTCATAGAGCCACGTTTCCCGTTGAATTTGCTGAACATTTTGTCAATAATTTCACTGAATCAACGTGTTTTGATCCATTTGGAGGTACAGGAACTACATTAATAGCTTGTGAAAAAATAAACCGCAACTGCTACATGATGGAACTCGATCCTAAATACTGTGATGTGATCATCAAACGCTGGAAAAACTTTACCGGTAAGCAAGTGGTTCATGTCAACGGAGAAGTGTTCGATGGCTGACCAACAAACCTATTCTTTAGAAACCATTTCAAAATTACTGATGCTCTCAGAACGTAGGTGTCAACAATTAGTAACGGACGGTATTATTCCAAAACACCCACGAGGGGAATACGATCTGGTGCAATGTGTACAGGGATATGTGAAGTTTTTGCGTGAGCGTGCTTTTGGAGGGGTTGCCAATACTGATCAGCACGCTGAGAAAACACGTTTGGTTTCAGCGCAGGCTAATATTGCTGAAATGACAGATGCGGAAATGCGAGGCGATTTGGTTCGTACTGATGATATAAGACGTACTATTTTCAGCGCTGCACGTTCCGTTAGAAACTCTGTACAAACAATATCAGACCGTATATCTATGCCAATCGCAGGTATGAGTGACCAGCACGATATACACACGTTGATTGATGGTGAAATTATGCACGTTCTGGGTGATATGGATAAGGCATGGGATTTATTATTGCCGGAGGAAAGTGATGATCGAGACACCGACAACCCAAGTTGATGGTGAGCGGTTAGCAATTGATGCCATACTCGCTGGATTGAAACCCGATCCAGTTGAGCTTATGAGTGAGTGGGCAGACAAGTACCGCATACTTAACCAAACTTATGCCGCTGAGTCTGGCAAGTGGCGTACCAGCCGTACACCTTATTTAAAAGAAATCATGGATGCATTCTCACCCTCAAACCGTTGTGAGTTTGTAACCATTATGAAAGGCGCGCAGTTGGGTTTTACCGAGGCGCTAACTAATATGATCGGTTATATTGTTCATCGCGCACCAGCGCCGGTAATGATGGTGCAACCGACACAGAATCTTGCCAAGCGCTACTCCAAACAACGTCTCGCCCAGATGATTGCGGATATGCCGGTGCTAAGAGGTCTGGTTGCTGATCCGCGTGCTAGAGATAGCGGTAATACAACAACAGCAAAATCCTTTGATGGCGGTGTTATGTTTATCGCTGGTGCAAACAGTGCCGCTGATTTACGTTCTGTACCGGTACGTTATTTGCTAATGGACGAGGTGGATGCCTATCCTTACGATGTAGATAACGAGGGTGATCCGATAGAGTTGGCGGTGAATCGTACTAAAACATTTGCAAGGCGCAAAATTTTAATTGGCTCAACACCAACGGTTAAAGATATTAGCCGCGTGGAGCGTGAATATCTTAAAGCAGACCAGCGTAAATATTATGTGCCTTGTCCACACTGCAATGAAATGGACGAGTTGACTTTCCCAAATATCAAATGGGATAAGGACGAAAATAAAAAGCACTTGCCGGCAACTGCTTACTATGCCTGTCCACATTGTGCCGGCGTTATTAATGAAAGTTCTAAAACAGAGATGCTTGCCAATGGTCAGTGGGTGGCTACCAAGCCGGAAAATAATCTAAACGATAAGCGCCGCTCTTATCACATTAGTTCTTTGTATTCGCCATGGGAAACTTGGGCATCAATAGTGCAAAAATTTTTAGAGGCGAAAACTGATCCACACCTGTTAAAAACTTTTATCAATACCGCTTTAGGTGAGTGCTGGGATGAAGAGGCCAACCGCGTAGATATGCACGATTTACAAAAAACAGCAGAGCCATATCCACTTCGCGTTTTACCAATGGGCGCATTAATTGTAACCTGTGGTGTTGACGTACAGGACAACCGTTTAGAAGCGGTTATATGGGCATACGGAAAAGGCGAGGAAAGTTGGGTAATAGATTACCAAGTATTTTTTGGCGATCCAGCCGGTGATGATTTATGGGCGGAGTTGAATGATTATTTGGAAAAAGAACTGGAACACGCCAGTGGTTCATCTGTAAAAATAAGTGCGGTTGCGGTTGATACTGGTGGCCACCATACACAAAAGGTGTATGACTTTTGTCGGCTTAGAAAGCACAGACATATCATCGCAATCAAAGGACAGTCCACACGCAATCGACCGGTGATCGGTAGGCCGACTAATCAAGATATATCGATGCGTGGGCGAACTATCAAAGGTGGTGTGCAGTTGTGGCCGGTTGGTACGGACACCGCTAAAGGGGTGTTGTACGGTCGCTTAGGAATCGAGACAGGTGTGGCTGGTTCAATCCATTTTTCTAAAGATTTACCAGAGGAGTTCTACGCTCAGATCACTGCTGAGAAACTAATCACGAGATATAGTAAAGGTCATCCCATACAGGAGTGGGTGAAACCGTCACACAGGCGCAACGAGGTGCTGGATTGTACCGTTTATGCACTCGCCGCCGCTTATCACTTGGGTATGAATAAATTTTCAGAGCGTGATTGGTCACGTTTAGAGGAAATTGTGCAGCCAATAACGGATGATTTGGTGGAAAATAACGAGCAAAAGCTGGTTGAAAACGATAAAAAACTGGAAAAAAATGCAGTAAAAGAGTATAAAGATAAAAATAAAGTTGTTAAAAAACAGCGCCGCAGAAGGGATAAAGCAGGTTTTGTTTCACGCTGGTAGTTTTTTTTTGTAAATGCTATTGACAATCCTGAATTTGGTTACTATATTAGAAGCCATCATTCTTGGGATTTTAAATGGCAAACCTATTTGATTCTACTAATTATCCTGAAACTGAACCATCACAAATAATCGCTGGCGATAGAGCCGCTTGGAAACGTACCGACTTAGGTACGGATTATGCGCCTGCGTCATACAGCCTTAAATACTCTGCACGTTTAGAAAATAGTGGTTCAACGGAAATTGAAATTACTGCATCTGAATCAGGATCAGACTACATTGTAGAAGTAGGTCAATCGACTTCAGCTGCATACGCTGCCGGCATTTATCATTGGCAAGCCTACATTACACGAACAAGTGACTCTGAGCGTATTACTGTTGACAGTGGTACTTGGCAAGTCATGGTTAATCGCGATGTTGCGACAACTGATCCGCGCGGCCATGTTAAAAAAGTGCTTGACAGTATCGAAGCGGTAATTGAAGGTAGGGCATCAAAAGACCAAGAGAACTATTCTATACAAGGGCGCTCATTGTCAAGAACATCAATCCCTGACCTGCTTATATTGCGAGACCGCTATAAGGCTATGTATGTGCAGGAGCAAAGGGCAGAGCGAATTAATAATAATTTAGGCCATAGTGGCATTATTAAGGTGCGAGCATGAATTTAAACCCATTTAAAAAAGCAAAACCAGTAAGGAGGCCAATGCGCCGCCAATATCAAGCGGCAAAAATAGACCGTTTAACCTCCAGCTGGACAACCACACAGCAATCAATTAATAGAGATTTGCAGACAGGTGGTAAAGTATTACGATCTCGTGCAAGAGATTTAAGTATTAATAACGATTACGCACGTAAATATATGCAAATGGTGGTAAGCAATGTTGTTGGTTCAAATGGCATTGTTTTGCAAGTAAAGTCCAAAACCACCAAAGG